GACCATTTATTGCACCCCCAAGACCAAAATAATCTGGTATCCTCGTCTTCACAACTTTATTATACACTTACCATAATAATAAAAGCAATCATTTTTTTTGCATAAATTAAGCCTCACTAGCATATAATAGCTAATGAGGCATTTTTTTCGCCCGTTTTCTGTTCCCTCACAATACGCGACTACTGCTTAACAGCTTCAAAAAACGGGTCTACCCACGCTTCTCGTTTCACGATTTCTTGCCGGATTCGTTCTGCCACCTCTTTAATCTCCCATTGTGCGTGAGTGTGCGCTCCGCGCTTTCTTTGACACTCCACACGGCTAAAGCCATGGGATTCTTGGGTCGTTGGCGTCCTCATCCATTTCTGGTTCGGACAACGCCCAAGTTCGGGGCTGTGTCATCAGCCCATCCCATCAGGTTAGCGTGTACCCCAATGGGCGGCGCACCTGTGACCAGTGCGCTAGGTGCTCAAACCCGAAATCGCTTTGGCGATGTTGATGGCACCATTCAAGTCAGCGTGGAGGGTGTATCCGCATTTTTGGCATCGGAAGCGGATGCCGTTTCGGTTCGCTTTCTCTCGATGACCACACTTGCACGTTTGGCTTGTATAGGTCGGATTCACCCACTCGACCCGAATGCCTGCCTTTTCGGCTTTATAGGCAATCATCGTTTGCAGTTGATGGAACGCCCACGAATGAAGATTTCGTCCTGCTTCTTTTGCCGAAGCGGCTCGTTTCCGAATCCCTGTCAACTCTTCCATCCGAATCACGCCAACACCGTTGGCGAGGGCAAAGTTGACGATTTGACGGCTGATTTTATGGTTCATATCTTTCATCCAACGAGATTCTTTATCACCGATTTTGCGAATCATATGGAGCTTTTTGGCTTTGCCCAACGTTCGCCGCAAAGCCGCGTATCGTCGGCGAATGAAAGCGCATTGGTTCCCTTTGAAAAACAACGATTTCGTTCCTACGCTGGCAACGGCGATATAGCGAAGCCCCAAGTCAACGCCCATCACCTTTGTTTCGTGCCGCGGCTCCACTTCAAAGGTGATGGCAATCGCCAAGTACCATTTCTTTCTCTTTTTGTAGAGCTTGGCTGCCCCTTGTTTGGCGGTTCCATCGAGCAGCCGATTCAGCCACGTTTCTTGATAGGAACGCACGACGACCGGCACGCCAATTCGTTTCTCCAGTGTGGGGAATGAAACCGTGTAGAACTCTCCTTTCTTTTCCACCTTTACGTTTTGGTTGTTAAAGCAACACCATAATGTTCGGAACTTCTTTGTTTTCTGGTTTTTCTTTTGAGACTTCACTTCCCGAATCGTCTGATTGACGACGGCGGAAGGAAACCGCTGCGACGAAAAGTCTTTAAAAATTTTGCTCGTCGCTTGATTCAGCTCGGGATGATTCAACAGCCAATTGGCAAACGCGGTATTCACTTCTGTCATCCGTTCGTACATGTCTTGTTTGACTTTCGTTGGGTTGTGCAGCTCCAGCTTTAGTGTGATGGTCGGCATGGATTCACCCCCTTTTCTTTTGAGATTCCACATAGCGTTTGATGATTTCACTTGATACATTCCCTGCTGTACTAACGAAGAAAGAGCGTGTCCAAAGACTCTGCAGATGAGACAAGTGTTGAAATTCTTCCCTTAATCGTCGGGAAGTCACTCCTTTCACTTTTGCCATAATGTCTGATGGAGAATCAGAAGGGAGACAATTCAAGAACAAATGACAATGGTCAGGCATCACTTCCATAGCAAGGATGACCCAATCATTCTCTTGGCAAATTTCTTCTACTAACTGCTTGAATCGCTCTTCCACTCTGCCTACTAACACCTTTCTTCGATAACGCGGACAGAAAACAAAATGATAGTTAATTAAAGATACAGTTGTTTTCGTTCTTCGATATTCTTGTTCCATATTATGAATTATATCAGTTTAATGGTTATACTGCAACACCTAAAGATAAAAATGGTTGCTCTAAGCAATCCCATTAAGGGATTACCAAGCAACGCCGTCTTTCATCCCACGATTGAAACCGTGGGCTTTCAGACGGCTTTTTCTCTGAACCTCCCGATGGTAAAACTCTAACGCGCCTCTCAAGTTACACGAAAAGACCACATTACACTTCGCCGCGTTCGGCAACAACATCCTAGCGTCTTCTGCTGAAATGCCTAACGATTGCAATTTGTCATATCCCTCTTGAATAACGTTTAAAATCTCGAAGTATGTTCCGATTGCTTCCAGCTTGTTTTGAATAGAGGGCGGAACGACTGCTTCATATCCTCCGCTCCGGCTCTTTGTGCTGAATTTTACATATCGTTGAGACTGAACTGAATACGAATACCCAACACGATGACGGGTCAACTGCGCCAAGCATGAGCGGCTGATGCCTTCAATCGAGAACGTAAAGAAAAGATGCTCTACTGTACTAGTGTGTCCGCTCTGCATAATATGTCGGATAAGCCGGTCTGCGTCTGTACCGCCTAGCCCATCTGACGCCGGCCTTCCGAAATACTTGTGCGCTTCGGCTTTCAATATTTCCGTCGGTTTCAAATGTGAGTAACACGTGCGGATAGCGGTCATCGCGATTGCTTGTCCGTCGCTGATGTTGTACTTTAATATTTCATCTAAAATCTGCTCCTCGAACTCTTCTTCTAATCGAGAACGAGCTATCAGCTTCACTTCCATAAATAAACCTCCCTCGCTGTTTCTTGCGGATACATCAAATAAACATAATACCATTTTATAAAAAGAATAAAAAACGAGCCTCATTTCAAGGCTCGAATTGTGTTTTTGTAGTTTCGATTTTTGACGATTATCTCTCCGCTTTTGTCTAGCTTTATCCACACCAAGTTTCCCACGCGATGAACGACTTTGCCTTTCTGCCACTCCATATAGACGCGAACTGCCACGACACTGCCGACGTCAATCATCGCCTTCCAACTCCCTTCTGATTTGTTCTAAGTCGTTGAGAAAGGATTTGAAGTCTTGAAAGTCTTTAAACTTCATTACTAGACGCCCATCTGCGAAGATGAAAAATCCTTCGTCAATCATTTCACCGTCGGCGTCGTAAAGACCATCCATATAGGACACGGTGCGCTTCCTCGTCTCGTTAATGACTTTTCTCAAGTTCTCAAAAGCCATACTCTTCTTCCACGCTTTCTAACTCATCCTCATCTAAAAGCGGCTTGATGATGCCGTAGTCGATATTCCACATCAGCAACACGTCGCGATTCACTACACCATAGCGATTCTTTTTTATGCTTAATTTTAACACCCCGTCAATGACGTTCATTGAGATAACCCTCGTCGCGTTTTGACCTACCGCGTCTGAATACTCGATTTGATGAAGCTCCGGCGTCTCTTCTTTGCTTTTCTTGTCTTTCTCGCTTTCTCGATTGGCTTGCGCCAGCAGTAAAATCGGCTTTTGTCTTTTTTCGCTCGCAATCATTAAATCCTCCGTGATGTTGCCATAGCGAACGGTCTTGCTTTCTCCGTTTCGTTCATCCGCCATTAAGGATAGTTGGTCAATGCCTAAAATGTCGGCGTCATAATAGTCCCACACTTCGCAAAGCTCGCTGACGGTCGGCTTCCTTCCCCCAAAATCTTTCGGCGTGACGACAATAAATCCTTCTTTTTGCTGTAACTCTTCAATGTACTGTTCGTAGTCTTCCACGCCTCGCTCTTCTCCTTGCCGGCCAAGCGACGTCGAGCCGTTCATTAGGCCTGTATTTGAGAAGTTCGCCAGCAACGTATCGACGCGGAAACCAACAATAATATTACTCATTTCGCCGCTATACAAAAGCACTTTATAGCCCAACTTCCACGCGACCGCCAAGAAAAATAATAAAATCCACGACTTTCCTTTGTTCGTGCGCGCGAAGATAACGACTAAATCCTCCGCCAGCCATCCATGCAAAAGCTCGTCCAATTGCCGTATGCCGGTTGAAATGCCAAGCAGTCCTTCGGTCTCCACTCGGCGCTTATAATCCACCAATCTATCGCCAGCGTTGCGAATAATGTCATACCCGAACCCTACTTGTACTTGATGTTCGCGCAATAATCGCGATACTTGCTCTTTAATAAACTGTATCGCTTTTATGCTGTCCTCTCTAACCAAGCGGCTTGTTTCCTGCAAGACCGGCACAATGTCTTTATACAAATAGGCCTCGCGTAGCTTGTAGATTAAATACTCATCGCTCTCTGTCACCTCGACGATTTGAAAATCCTCAAACTTCTCTAAAAAGGTTGTAACGTCCGGAACGACGCCATATTTCCGATGATGCTTCAAAATAAACTCGATTTTATCTTTTTCCGTCAAGAATAAATCCGGCGAAATGCGGTTTTTCAGTAAAATGCCGAGGCTTTTCTCTTGCAGGATTTTATTGATGATTAATTCTTCAATCATCGCCGCCGCTCCCTTCTATCTTGACCGACCAGCTCTATTTGCGTTGAATTTTTTATCCTGCTTGTTATACGCTTGTCAAGCCTATCCTCCAAGTCTTGAATGCTTACATTTGACGTGTATATCGTACTTAACATTTCATTGTCTCGATAATTGATAATTTCATAAAGACGTTCCACAACCCACGCGCTTGATTTCTCCGCTCCTATATCATCGAGGATTGCCAGTTTCGCATTTAATAGTCGCTCTTTTAACAAGTCAACTTCCGGCAGTTTTTGGTCGTAGCTTGCTCGTAACTGTTCCAAAAACGTTGGTACGTTGACATAGACAACGAGATTTTCAATCTCCTTCTTAAAGACCGACTTTCTAATGAAGTAATTTGCGATTTTTGTCGCCCATGTTGTTTTTCCGTTGCCCGTCCCCGTACTCCATATAAATAAGTTCTCTCCGCTCTCTACCTTGTTCACGACGTCTTCTTTCCAAGCGTTTAATTGTTTGTATGCTTCGACGTCCTTTTTCGACGGAGTAATTTGTCTGTCATATTGATACTTTTTCGGTATGTTGGTCTGTGAATATATCGCCTTTAACAGCACATACACATCGCAAAACTGATGACAGACGGACGAGCCGTACTTTTTACAGTACGACTTCGCCCAGCATAGCTCATTTGCCAAGTGTTTTCCCCCTCTCTATCTTCTAAAACACCAAGTCGCTTAATTCATCGTCTTCTCGCCGCTCTTCCGCTATGTCTCTGTCTACGAGCTTTTTCACCTTATCGTATATCCATTCCACCCCTAAATTCCACAATGACGGGTGCGGATACTTCGGCGACTTGAATAAATTATCGTACACGCTCACATATTTCAGCAATATCCGAAACTCATACTCGCCATACTCTTTCTTGTCTCCGAATATCGTTTTGATTGCCGGAATGTCTCGTTTATAATTCGTATTGACGACGTGATTTCTTACCTCTTGATTTAAAATCTTGAACACGGCAACTAATTCGTTTACATTGAACTTAAATTCGCCGCGTTCGAGCTTTTCTTTCGCGGACTTCATGTAGCTGTAACCACTCCGCCGGCTGGACACTGTCGAGCGGCCTTGCTCTTCATAGTAGGCTCGAACGTCGGCAACGAGCTTTTCAAACTCCTCTTTTGTTTTGATGTACCCGTTATCTTGAAACTTGTTCCGCCATTCGTAGGGAATTAATACGTATGTGTTCGTAGCTCGTTCATGCTCCCTAAAAATACGAATAAGTCCTTTTTCCCTTAACTCCTTGACTCCTCGTTTAATGGTTGGCATACTCTTGTTTAATGCTTCCGCCATTGTCTCGATTGAAGGAAAAGCATAGACGTTGCGAAAAGCATAGTCGGTCAATAAACAATAAACACGAAACGCCATGTCTCCTATGTCATCGTCCAATAAAATAAAACGAGGAATTAATGTATAATTGTTCATTAATTCCCCTCTCCTTCCCCTTTACAAAGTTTTCGTATTGCTCGCTCTAAATCCTTTTTTGCCTCCTTCACCAGCTCGATTTGCAGTTCGTTATCGGTAGAGTCGGTACTCATTATCATGAGTACCAACCCCAATTTGTCCACCGCGTTTTGAATGTCTTCTTTCGCCATCACGACTCACCACTTAACGACCGAATTTGTTTTTCTAACTGTTCGCCAAGTTCTTTCCACGCCTGACTAAAGGCTTTGTCGCGAACTTCCTTCGTGTTCCGCTCGTTCATTTCAATGGTCAATCTCGCGTTAGGTCTGTACCATATGCCGTTAATCTCAATGGAAAATCCTAAACTGACTTCGATTTCTCTTACTCGACCGATTGGCGCGTTTGCACTCATGATATGCTCCTCCTTCTTACAAGTCTGACAGCAAGTCATCCATGTCGTCGTATAGTTCATCGTCATCGCATAGCTCGTCATTAGGGTCTGCGGTCGGCTCGAACGTATTCTTAACGACTTCTAGTTTCGGCACGTGTCTTTCCAACACAATCATGATGTTTCCTTTGAAGACTTTTCTTGTGTCGTAATCCTTTGTCACAAATAGCTGTTCACGGATAATAGCGTCAATGTCCTTGTTGTCGATGCGGACGAAGTAAGGATTCACCTCAATGTCTACGTTGGTAGCCGTAATGACAAGCTCCTGCTTTTCTCGATTTTGTAGCGTGCCCATGCTTTTCTACCTCCACTTGTTTTTTGGCTTTCATGTAAACATAAAACCACTTCAATAAAATTGTAAGGTAACAAATAAAAAAAAGTACACGGCTTATTCTCCGTGTACTCTCTTTTTGTGATACCACTGCTGTTTCGAGTATTCGGCTAAATCTCCGCGCTCAAGACCGGCACGAAACGCTTTTATTTTCTCTACATCGCGTTCGCTCCACAATTTATATCCGTTCACCAATCTATACGGTTTCGGAATGAACCGCTCTAGCCCTTGCTTCTCTCGCTGTTCACTCCACTTATGGTACAGTTGAATGGTTTGCGGACTGACACCAACAAGCTCCGCGACCTCTTTTTTCGTGTAATATCGAACACCGTTAATCAGCTTCATTTTCCAAGTCAACTCCTTTTTTTTCGTTATGTTTCCCTTCTCTATATTTATATTATACATCTTACAATATAATGTTTCAATCCGACGATGAGGCCGCTTGCTTCATCGCTTCTTGCTGTTGTTTCTTCGCTATTCGCTCGCTTACTTTTGGCGGCAATTTCGTGATAAAGTTAGCGTAGCCGTCCTTGCATTTAATCCTGTTCAAGCTGTGATACCGTTTTAAGTTCAACAGGTCTTCGACCGTGTATGGATACAATTCGTCTTTTAACTCGTCGTAGTTCTTTTTGTCACACCCTGCGATGAGCATGTAGCTTGTATTGGCGCTCCGCAACTCTTCGCGCATGTGCTTCAACTGATTAATGTAGTGACAAGACACAATCGGCTTCATGTAAAACTTCGCGATTTGCGACAGCTTCGATGTTAAGAACATTTCTGTATTTGGTACTTGATAAAGCTCGTCGATGAAAAGATTGACTTTCGTTCGTTTTTTCTTGTCGCGAACC